GGTGGGTATATAGTATGGGTGTCTATAGAAAAGTATTTTACAGTAGTAACACTATTTCTATCTGCTATAAATTCATCATTGTTGCTTTGTTTAATTATAAATCCTTCATTATTTACCCTACTATCAGATGAACTATACCAAGTTAATATAGTATTAGTAACATCAACATTTAAATCTTTTTCGCTTGAGTAACTTAATACTTGAGAAGCTGTCAATTCTAATCCTAAAGAAGAACCTGTGTACCATGTTCCTCCTCCTGTGTTAGATCCACTATAAGAAGCAGTTACATAAGTATTATAAGAAGTGGGCCAAGCATTTACTCCCTCACTTGACCTATAAGTCCAAGAAACCCCATTAGTAGTAATAGGATTATTTGAATACCTCCCTGTACCCATATTCCAAGAACCTGAGATGGGCCATACTTCTAGAGTGGTATTAGCATTAATTCCTGTAATATTGGCTATATAATTTCTTAAATTAACTTGAAATATGTTACCTCCAACTTTATTTTCTAGTAAATCATTAATTTCATCTTGAGAAAATTTAATTAAGTATCTGCTTACTTCGGGAGAGATAGAATTATAAAAAGTAGAAACTTCCAATATTTCATCCAACCCTGTATTCATAGAGGGGAATTCTGAATAGATTGTTGAGTCTTTTTCTGGGAATAATTTATATACTGCCATAATTTATTTTTATAATGGTACTACTCTACCCTTTATATCAGTGTTGGGGAATTTAATTTCAAAAATTGAAGGATCTTGTGAAGGGTAAACTACATTATTGGCAGTAGCTCCACTTATATCATAAGCATACTTTGAATAACCTAAACTTTCTCCTACTTTATTTGCAAAATCTATTTTTTTAACATTTTGAACTCCTTTTATTGAATTTAACAATAAGTATAATTCATTAATTAATATAGGTTGATTAATTTGCATATTATCTATATTAAAGTACTCTTTTAATTTAGATATACATTGAGTAAGTACTTCATTACTATTAAAGTTAGGTAATACTACAATTTCGAAGTTAACTCCTATGTTTATAACAAAGGCATCTTTAATTCTAATAGAATCATTTATCATTCTGTATTGAGACAGGTATGTAGATAAATTTTGTTTTAAAGCATTAGACGTACTTGTTAATTTTTTATCATCATTATAAGCTAAAACATATAAATCTAATATAGAAGCCTTTTCACCTGGAAGGAGGGAGTCTTGTTTTTGGGGTTCTATATAAGCTTTAGCTAAGGATCCATACTGAGAAGGTAAACTTAAAGCTCTAATAAGGTAATCTTCTTGGGTTACACTTCTTAATTGGGAAGCATAACTAGCTAAGGAATTCACCCTTAAATCTTGAACTGAATCTCCATTCCCCCCGCCAGTAGCAGGATTAGGATTATTTACTGCTAAAGAGTCAAAAGTAGTTTGAGCTAAAGTAGAATCTAAGTTGTCCGTAGCAAATAATACGTTGGATGTAGTATTAACAGTATTTAAAGTATTAGCGGGAATGTTAGATCCAATTCCTCCCCCTGTTAAATATCTTATAGTTAGAGTAGTATTAGAAGGAGCAACTCCATATGTTTTTGTAAACATAAAGTTTGAAGGGGAATAAGCTGTAGTAAGTTTATCTTGAGTATAAGGTAAACCTATTCCTACATTATTGGGGTTTGGGATAATTTGTTCATCATAATCATCCACACTACCTGCACCAAATTGAATTTGTAATGTAGCAGAACCACTATTTAAATTATTACTGCTGAGAAATCTAGTTGTAAATCTTCTGGGTACTTTTTTTAGCCTTAAAAGATTATCTACTTCTGAGACATCATTTTGGGTATTAGGATCATTAGGGAAAGGATTAGTATTTTTTATGGTCTCAAATACTGTTTCTTGGGCCAAATAATCTACCTCAGTCCATTCATTTCCATCACTATCTGTAACATCTAAAATTCCTAAAGGACGTTGTAATAAGAAATTATAAGTAGCAAACCTTTCAGGTTCTCCTACAGTAATTGTAGTTATATTAATAGTGGCTGATATAGCTTTCGTGGTTTTCTTTAATAAGAATGAAATAGGTTGATCACCCGAAATTTCATATACTGATACTATAGTAGGATCTAAAGAGCTAGATTCACTGAAATCTACTCTATTTTGGGTTATAAAGTTATTTCCCTCCCCCCCAGATAATTCTGTATTTTCATTTATAACTAAAGCATATCTAAAATCAGGGACATTTTGACCTAAGGTTGTATTATAAACAGCAGGCACTGTTTGGAAAAATTCTACATCTGTAGAAGCAGCGCTAGTTACTGAGGGTTTATATCCCATCATGTAGGCTAAATCATATAAATTATTTACTTGTTTAGCATACTGAATAAAATTTTCTTGGATTTGATTATCAGTATAAAAAGATAATACATCACCCACATAAGATGCCATTTCGATAAACATAGTCCCAGGAGAGGTAGGACTAAAGTCCGTAACAGTATTAGGGAAGTAAGTTTTAGCAAACTCAATAAGGTTAGCTCTAAAATCAGAAAAATCCCTATTAATATATTTAATATTTCTATTAACCCCGTTATTATCAGTTATTAAATCGTATGGCATTATAATGGTACGTTAAATTCTATAAATTCATTTAAACTAGAAAATACCGAATAAAATATTTGAGCAGTCATATTATGATATTCGGGATCAGATGTAACTGTAACTTTTTTTAATTTAACCATAGGAAATATTAAAGCTATATCATCTTCAATATTTTTCTTTAAAACCTCAGTAGTATTAGGATCATTAGGTTCAAAAACATACCCTGTTATATTACTACCCAAATTAGGATTAAAAACTCTCTCACCTTTACTTGTAAGAAAATAATTAATCATGTTATACTTAATCTGCTCAGCGGTAGTATAATTAATTCTAAAAACAGAATCGGAACCTGAGATAGCGGAGGATTGAAAAGGAACGGCCAAACCAATTCCTACTACAGGATCCTGGTCAAATGCTGGTATATTTCCTATTTCTATTGCCATTTATTATTTTTTTAATAAACCCATGATTTGATCCATTCCTAAATCTCCCTTGGGAAGATCCCCACCAGGCATAGCACCTTGAGGGTTGAATTTTTGAACATCTTGACTAGTAAACTGTTGGGCAGTTTCTCCTAAAATATTAGCATATTTTGCTCTTCTATCCTCACTTATTTGGGGGGAAGCTTTGGGCAAAGTTTCATTAACAGGTTGATAAGTATTAACTTGTTTTGGAGCTTTTACAGCTTCTAATAAAACTTCTTTCAATTCCTCCTGGATAGCTTCTTTTACTGCTTCTTTAATTAATGATTTAAATGCTTGTGATTTCATTGTTTATAAATATTATATCTATTACCCTTTTAAATTTTGGGTGTCAATTATAAATTTTAATTCGTTTATTAATACGTTTGGGTCGGATGCAAAGGATTCATCACTTGTTAAAGTTACTAACCCTGCTGAATTACGGGCTTGGGCAAATCTTTTAGGGTAGGGGGTTTCATTTAATTTAGCATACTTTATTTCGAATGTAAAACCCTTATATATTGTAGTTGATAAATTTTCTAAAGTTTCATTACCCAATGAGTTTAATTCACCATTTATTACCTCATATGGAATTTCAAGTTCTTTAGCACATTTTTCTATTAATGTGTCTAAAATCTTAATTTGGCTATTTACAACATTTAAAACTCTAAGAACAAAATTATATAATACTCCAAATCCTTCTCCTATAGTATTATATTTTTTAACTAAATCTTTTAAATCACTTAATACATCTCCTGCTATAATAATATTCCCCGCTGTCACCCCAGGCAAGGCTGTAGGAAGAGGTAAAAGTTTTATAAGATTTATTATAGGAGGGATTGGGGTTGTAATATTATCTATTATTTGACTCGTTCTATTTACACTTACTGCTTGATTTTGTAACTGATTAATCCCACTTGCTAAAGCATTTCTCTTATTAATTATATTTAGTAAAACTTCCTTAGTAGGACACCCAGCTTCAGGAAATTGTTTTTGTAATCCTTTTATTTGGGTGAGCAAACGTTCTTGAGTTTGGGTGGTCTGCTTAGCAAATATTTGTAATAATTTAGAAGAAGCCATTACAATGTTTTATTATTGGGAGATTTTAAGGACTCTAATCTAGCTAAAGCTGTAGCTAAACTTTGTAAAGTAGAAGCTGCTTCTATATTAAGTGGAGCAAAAGAAGTACCTGGAGGGAGGCTGGTTAGAACTGAAAGTTGAGTAACTGTAGATTGAAGAGAGGTTAATACATCTCTTAATAAGTCTACTGTTTGATTTCCCAACAAAAGAGGTTCAGTAGCATTTTTATCCCCTAATAAAATTTTAGGTGAATTAACTATAACTTGATTTTTACTATCTATGTTAACTGAATCCTGTGAATTTAAATTTATGGATTTAGCTGAACTTAGTAAGACGCTATCAATATTTGCATTTAATACCAATCTCCCAGAATTAATCAAAACTTGATTAGATGAGTAATCTTTAATTACCTCTGGGGCCGTATGATATGAGTTATAGTTAAAGATATTAGGTTCTAAATTAACTTGTTGTGTTGAAGTTAGATAAATAGAAGCTTTATCTTCATTTATATTTTCTTCAATTGTAGTCCACCCCTCAGTAGTAACTTCCCCTTGCCCATTCCTAATCTTAGTAATGGGATCTTTACCTTCACTACTTCCAAATCGTAAAGATTGACCAAATCTTCCTTCTATAATATGATCCCCTTCAAAAGGTTGAAGAGGATTTATACCAAGTTGTTCTATAAAAATATCTCCTAAATTAATCTCAGTCCCTCCATCAGTTACCTTTCTTACACTTCCTGCGGAAGTTTGTTCATAATCCTTTTGTTGGGAAGGTGCTAATTCAGAACTTCCTGGTATGGCATTATGATGTTGACTTCCCCAAATATTAGTAGGAGGTAAATAATATAAACGTGAGCTAGCAGTATTAGTTTCTAATCCTATAGAAGGTAAAGATAAAACCGTTACAATTTCATTAATTAAGGGGTAATGCTTTATATTAGGAAATAGGGGGTAAACAGGAGTTACGGCTTTATTAGTAGTGGGTTGACTAACATTCTCAATTAGTATTACACCTATAGAAGCCCATTCACCATAATTATTAAATTCTGGGTGGGATTGATCTAGAATAATATCCTTTACTCTACTAGAAAAAATTTCTCTAGTTGTAGGAGTAGAAGGGGTATCAAATCCATTTAATATTCCCTGAGAAAGTCCTGATATGCCATATTCTAGATTAGGCATTATTTTTTATCGTCTTTGAATTTCTTTACTTCATTCAATAACTGTTGTTTTTCATCTTCTGTCATACCAAAATTACCATCATCTTGCCCTTCATTATTTACAGCACGTTGGATGATAGTAGCCATTTTAATGAGTTGCTCATCATTTTTGACAGAAATTTCCAAATATTCTTTTAAAAGTGGTACAACCAAAGTAGCATCCCCAATATCTTGAATTAAAGGTTTCAACTCAGATATAAGGGTAGAAATCTGCTCTTCTTTTTTCTTTTGGTTAAGATAAATCTCTTCTAAAATATCAGAGAATTTTTTCCTACCAAATATTTTTTTATCTAATTGTCCCATATTTATTTTGTTTATAAATATGAGGTATCCTCAAAATTAGTATATCCGTGTTCTTTATAAAAGATATAGTGTTCTTTATAAATTACCCCTAATTTAGTAGCTACTTTAGTAATTTGTGGGGTTTTAGCATCCACCATTTCTCTTATATAAATGTAAAGTGCTTTCTTATTAAATACATCTAAATTTTCTCTAGAAGCAAATATAGATAGTATAGCATCTGCTATTTGGGCATCTTTTAATTTAGGGAATAGTTCAGGAAGAACTGAATTGCAATAATCTACATACTCATCCATAAAAATAGAATCCCTATCTTTTTCCATAGGATCATAATCTATATCATATGAGTATTTTAAATTATGATGTAATTCTTCGACTGGGGCCTTATCTATTCTTTTCTTATAGTTTTTAGTATTTTGTATAATCAAATATCGTTTAGCAATTGTCCCAAAGTATGAGAATGCTTTTGCCCCACGTGTAGGATCAAACAAATGAATTTTATCTAATAAAAACGTAATTACTTCGTGTTGTAAATGCTCAATATCACTTACTTCGGTATAATAGAATTTAAAAGTATGGATTATATTTTCGGTGAGTTTAAAAAAAGCATAGTGAATATCTTTACGATAGATCTCACTACGCTCTTCGGGGTCACCGCAATTATTATATCTTACTATAGCATCTTCTGTTGCTTGGGTAAAATATTGATTTTTTGTTTTTTTCTTTCTTTTTCTTGGGGGTAATGTGCTCATAATTTTTCTATCCTAAAATTGGATAGAACTCTCTGTAGTTCTTTGATTTGCTCATACATGAACCCTATCTCATCATCACTCTTAAAAATTCCTCGTTCATCAATTTTTTTAAGCTTTTCATCTGAGAGTTCTATTATTCTACTAAATTGATCGAGATAGGTTATATAACTAGCAAGAATATCTTCCTGCTTTTCGTTTTTCTTGAGAAGGTTAAAGGTTGTAAACCCGAGGGCTACAACCAATACACCTAATATACTTATAATAATAATTTCCATTATAGTTTATCAAATAAATCTTTAAGTCCTTTACTTTCAAGTTGTGAAAGTGCTTTGTCTTTTGTTGATTTTTTAGATTCTTTCGACAATGTAAAATTCTCTTCCTGGGTAGGCACGGGATTTTTAAATTTAGGTAACCATTCACGTTCAAATTCAATACGAGCAGCCATTAAATCTGCCTGGTGAAGAATGTAGGGAAGTGAAGTACGTGGTTTTTGTTCGGGCATAAACACCTTAAGATACTTTTCGTTAGCATTATCATACAAACCATCATGAGTCTGGATAGCTATCATCTCATTAAATGAGTATTGAACACCATGTAATTGAAGCATAAACAAACCTCGATCAGGGACTGAAGCAAATGGGACTTGCTTATTAAACATGTAATCTTCCCCTAATTTTTCTTTTCTCCACTTATCAGTTTGAGGGATATAAGATTCATGTTCTTCGTCTCCCATTTTTCCAAGATCATGATTAATGGCAGAAAATACGAGTTCTTCAGTAGTGAAGGTAGACATATCTGCTCCTTCTTCTTCCCACAATTTGGCCTGTTTAAGAGCACAACGAACTACTCGGTTAACGTGTTCAACATAACCACCTGGGAAAGCGTTGTGGTATTCTTTTTTATGAGCAGCAGGCATCATCATAATGCGATCTGCATATTTTTCATAAAATTCAAGAAGTTTTTCTTTGCGAGGTGAAGAAATGTGAGCATTAATATTCCCACAGAATTCTTCCCAATTAGATTGGATTTGTTCGGCTGTAAGCATTATACTCGGTTTTGTTCGTTGGGAGTCATAGGCTCACGTTGAACTGCTGCTTTAATCTCCTCAACTAAATCTTCACACTGTTCTTTAGTCTTAATAATCTCATCTTTATTCCCTCGTGTAGTATGGAATTCGATGTGCTTTAATTTTGCCTCGATGTTCTCGAGTTTTTTGGTAATGTGGTCTCTAAAATACATTTTTACATAAATTTAATTTGAAGTTACGAAACGGAATCTAAAAAATCAAGGAATTTTTTAAGAAAAGCACATTTTTCATACTCTTCCTGATTTTCAAAATAAACTATAGCGGATACAAATGCATGCTCTAGTTCAACGGATTTAGATTTTTTTAGAGTAATTTGAGAATACTCATCATTTAAATCATAATTTTTAATATACTCCCAAGCCCTATTATATAACATATTCTCCCCAGCAGCTTTGATATCTCCCATATCTAATTTAGGATCAGCTGCCTGAAACATTTGGATTAATCCTTTTTGATAGCTAAGGTGGTTGTTTATTAATTTTTTAAACATACCTAAATAATACTTGGGATGATTTTCTTCTATATTCTTTATAAATTTAGGTATAGGAAAACCATTATCATCCTTTTCAGAATCAAAAGCACCAAATATTTTATTTATGTCCATTCGGGTCATAAATATAATTAACCTCTAGGTTTTCTATAGTTGTTGTATATGTCCAGTATTTCATTTGCAATGGTAATCTGCGGCTCTCGTCGCAATTTGTTTATGTGGCTTTATATTAGCTTTATATCCGCAACCCTTCGCCCACCCTCTAGCAGCTGAAACTAATTTATTACTAGCATAATATTCATCGTCATTATAATCCATGTCTATAGATAGTTGGAGTCGGGGAAAGTTTTGAGAAACTTTTTCTGCTATATCTAAAGACATTTCTGTTTCTTTCCATAAACGAGTAAAATTATCCTTAATAGGAGGAACTTGAATTCGTTTATAAATATAATGCACACCCTTCATAGGATAACGATAAGCAATAGCAGTGACATAACAAACACCCTCTCCATTACGTTGGGAATCTGTCCCAATATGAATTTCCGCAAATGGGTTATCCTGTATAATCTTAGCAGTATAAGAAATAGGATTTACAATTTGGTTATTAACTGTTCTAAAATGCATTTATTAAGCAACATCCCATTCAATAGCAGCCATTAGATAAGCAGATCCTGTATCAATATTAGGATTTTCTTTTAAGATAGCCATAGCTTCAGATCGTACTTCACTTCTCAACTCAAAATCATCAGCTTTTGATAAAATCATTTCAACTACGTCTTTAGTACTCATGGTATAGGGGTTTTTATTGATAGACATTTAGTAAGTATAATTGAAATTGGGGGGAGGTTTTCTTCCTCCCCCCTCAAACAACATGGCAGTGCTCTTATGCTGCGAATTCCTTCGCTACCTCAAAGAGCTTTTGGTTTACATCTAAATCTTGCTTAAAGTTCTTAATCTCACGAGCTTTACGCATCTTAACACCGGAAACATAATCAAAATCTCCTGTAACTACACGCTCTTGT